GCTTTCGGACAGCTTGAGCTTAAGCACGATATCGGTCGCCTCGTTCGATTGGATGTCAGCCTCAAAGGCAATACCGCCGCGTCGCAAATCCGGGTTTTCGACCAGCGCAGGCTCGTTCAATTTCGCCCACTCGATCACCGCCGCCATCACCACGATGGCGTGGCCGGTGAATCTCGTTATGATCAGCTCGCACTCGTATTCGCAGTCGAACGAAGTGGTGCGCGTGCCGGTGGCGCAGACCGTGCCATCGTTGACGAACACCAGCAGTCGATCGGGCGCGCGAGCCAGCTCGGGCACGGCGGCGACAATCGCCGCACGCAGGCTGTTGACCTTATTCATCGCGCCCCGCCTTCGCCTGGCATGCGGCCACCATGTCGACCTCGGCCGCGCACCGCGCCCACGCTGCCCGCGCGGCCTGTAGAGCGTTGCTCAGCTCGCCGTTACTGCGCGGCTGCATCGCCGGCATCGTGCAGCGCGTCACCGTCGCGCACTCGCGAAGCGTAATCGTCGCCGCCGGTGAGGGCGGGGCTTGCGTGCAGGCGCACAACATCGCCAGGGAGAGGGCTATCAGCCCAGGCGCGAATCGATTCGTTGCCATCGATGAGGTTCCGCAGTTGCTGTTGGGAGGTGGTGAGCGCCGAATCGACAGCTGCGCGCGCGTGCGCCAGCTTCGCGAGCTGGGCGTCCTTGTCGCGTGCGTCGGCTTGCATGCGCGCAATGGTCGCGTCACGGGCGCCGAGATCCTGGCGCGCCGTGGCTACCTGCGCGGCTGCGGTAGCGAGGCGGGCCTGCAGCTGGCGCACGTACTCGAATCCGGCGCTGGCGGCGGCGGCCAGCGCGGCCAGGACAATCCACGCGCGCAGTGTCATGCTGCCGCCTTGTCGTTGCCCGCGTACTTGGCGTAGGCGCGCTCCAGGCGCACGTCGTACAGATTCCGGGCGTAATCCGCGCCGTTGTAGGCGGCGGCGAACGTGGCCCACTTCCGCGCCTTCAGCGCTGCCAGCAGCGCCTTGTCGGCCAGGATGAAGCGCACGAATGCATCGAGCTGCGCCGCCTCGCTGGTTTCCATCTGCGACACGAAGTCGTCGACACTTGAGTAGCCGAGGCGCTTCCAGTGAAAGCCCATGACTTGGAACGCACCCCAGCTCGCGGACGCATATGCCGACGCAGCGTCGATGCGTGCCGCGGTATCGAGCCGGACGTATTCGGCGGCGCCACCCTGGTAACCGCCGGCGGATTCGGACACCACGGCTGGGAATTGCTTTGCAGCGTCTACCGCGGCCGCTTGACCGACATTCGCCGTGAGCTGGCGGTACATGATGTGCCGCTCGAACAGGATCTTCGGCCGGCCATCGTCGAGGAATCCGACCCCCTTCGCCTCCACCTCGTTGACGGCTCGCACGCAGGCGACCGACACCCCGAGCTTTCCGGCGGCGGCGATCAGGTCAGCATCGGCCATGTGTTTCGGGTTGCGCTGCCCGCTTGCGAGCGTCGCGTAGGTCTTCGGGCCGGCGATGCCGTCGACGACCAGGCCGGCGGCGGCCTGCACCGCTTTGACTGCGCGCTCGGTCGCCTCGTCGTAAATGTGTGTCGTCGGGACGGTGTAGCCGGCGCGCGCGAGGCGCGACTGCAGCAGACCGACTTCGGCGCCACAGTCGTTGAAATGCAGGACGTTCATGCTTGCTTGCTCCGCAGTAGGTGCGCGACATCGCCGCGCGCGAGATAAACGAGGACGGCGAGCAGCACCGCGAGCGCTGCCTGGAAGAAACCAGCCGTGCGGGCGTGCAGCAGCAGCTCGATGCCGGCGCCGCCCGAAACCGCGACGATGGCCCATGCGGACCACGCGATGTGGAACCGGTGGCGGGTGCCGTCCTTGCGATGCGTGAGCACGCGAAGGATGACGGCGAGGTGCGCCGCGAGCGCGATCAGCGCGTAGGACATGTGCATGTCACTCCCCTTTGCGCAGGAACGCGAAGAAATCGACGCCCTTCACGCGCTCGATGAGCGTCAGGGTGACGGCGATCACCAGCGCGGCCGAGAGGAAAGCAGCGACGCCAGTAGAGTGGATCGGCACCACGTTCATGATTTCCGGTGCCGCCAGGTAGCCCATAACGAGGGAAATCAGCATGTAGGCGGCCCGGCGCCCGATGCCGAGGTCTTTCGAGGTGACGACGACGAGCGCGGCGCCAGCGAAGGCACCGATCAGCGCGTCGCCGTCGATGCCCGGAGCGACGCCAGCGATGCCGAGTGCCGCGAACAGGGCGGCGGCGGTGGTGGTGTTGGGTTCAGCCATGGTGGGTTCAAGGTCAGTCAAACAGGTGCAGGAGGGGTTTCGTCTGTTCGATCGTGTTCAGCTCCGGCATGTCGATGACGGTTCCCAGCGGCAGGATGGCGCCCAGCTCGGCCAGGCCGGGGTTGGCATCGAGTACGGCTTCCACCGTGCCGGCGGTGCTGCCGTAGTGCCGCCAGCACAGCGCGTCGAGCGTGTCGCCTTGCAGCGCGGTCAGCTTCATCAGATAAGCTCGATGGTGGAGCGCGGCCGGCCGAGGATGTCCGATACTGCCCACCGCGCGTTGCGCCGTGACTCGTTGACCGTGTGGCACAGCTCGTCGTCGTCCCGCGCGCCGGATTTCGTCGTGTCGTAGCCGCGGTACTTCTCGGTCACGTCGGCGTGCGCCAGGTGATAGACGGCGCGCAGATAGCGATAGACCAGGCGCGATGTGCCATCGATCAGGTCGGCGGGTACATCCTGCAACGTGCGGGCGCCCGCCTCGCGCTGGGTTGCACGCCAGGCGCTCAGCTCGTCGTTGACCGACAGCATCGCCTCGCGCGTGGCGTGTGCCAGGCGCTCGCGGGTGACCGTGCCGTCGAGTCGCATGTCGTTGCGCAGCGGGGCCAGGTCAATATCGGGGAAAAAGCCATCGTTGGTGAGCGTGCCGTCGATCGGTGTCGAGGCAGGCCGAGGTTCGGCGACGGCAACAAAGCTACTCATGGTCGGGTCCGTGGTTGGTGGCGGTGGACCGGCGCACCGTGTCCATCGCCCAGGGCGGGATACGGGCGCCGGTGCCGCCATGCCGGGGTGGGCTCTTTACATGCCTTCGGCGCTGTCGCCCGGACGGCCCGTGGCTTCGATCAGCTTCGATAGCCGGTCGATGTCTTTTTTCACGCCGACGCGATCGTTCAACGACAGCGCGCGGCGCAGATAGTCGAGGGCACGCGGTGGGTCGGCTTCCTGTACGGCATAGCCGAGTGCCTTGCAGAGCTTCGCGCGCACTTGGTCGTGCATGTCCGCGTCTGCCGTCAGCTCGTCGACCAGCTCCAGGCTGTGGGCGTCGAAGGTGCTGCGCTCTAGGAACGCGGCCAACGCGGCATCGGCGAACTGCTCGGCGACGACTGAAGCGAGCGACCGTTCGAACTGGTCGGGCAGGGCGAGATCGTGTGTGAGTGCATATGCGGCGATCGCGAGCGCGTCGTCGTAGTCTCCGGCATCGATGCGCCAGACCATGATCGTCATGAGTACGTCGTCCTGCGCGCCGTGGCCGCCGTTCAACACGCCCGCCACGTAGTCGGCGTACTCCGGCAGCAACTTCCGCTTCAGTTCGACCTTGCGAGCGACCGACTGCACGCCCTTCAGGGCGCGGCGGTCGGCAGCGAGCTTCGCAAGCATCAGCTCGTACGGCGTCGCACCGGCCATCGTCTGACCGGGCGCCGTCGCGGCCGCCGCGCGGGCGGCCGATACGCGCGCGAAGTGCGCGCGAGCGGGCGTGTTAATCGTCATGCCGCCACCAGCTCGATGTTTTCCGAGACACAGCCGCAACCAAAGTCTTCGACGACATACGCGTCGTTCGACGACTCGTAGTTCTCGATTTGGTCGCGCTTCGGGTTGTCGATCAGCGAGCGACGGCGTGCGCCTTCCTGGAAGTAGATCGACAGGTTTTCCAGCTTCGTCACCATCATCGCGCACTTCGGGAAGAACGGCACACGCACGGCCGGCAGGTTGCCGATGCGCTTCTGGCTGACGATCAGGTCGGCCGCGAGCTGCTCGGTCGGTGCCTGCGTCGTGTTGACGATCGGGAAATACTTGTCGTGCAGCAGCTCGCGGCCGCAGATCACGACGAGCCCCGTATCTTCCTGGAACCACGGGTCGATCATCGACGACACAATGTCCATCACGAGCGCGTCGAGATTTACGTAGTCACCGCCCTTACCGACGAGCACCTTGCCGGCTTCCTTCGCGCCTTCGTGCAGCACGCGGTGCGACGCACGGTCGCGATACTGTTGCAGCCAACCGATGTTCACGTCCTGCAACAGC